ATCTACGGCAGCAAGCCAGTAATGGGTTAAGTGATAACAGGTGTCTGGAAATATAGGGGCAAATCCAGCGTTCATCAGCCCCCGCATTGCCGACAGGATCACAGACGGGGGGCGCAACTGGTTGTCGTTCAACTGGCCCAGCTACCGTTCTTGTATCAGAGGTGTGGCTGCATGACAACACCAGTCTGGCGTAATGATGACCTGGAAGGCGCTGTCATTGGCGCATTCTTTCTGCGTGGGGCAGATCATGAAGTGATGGATATTCTGATCACACTACCGGCGGACATTTTTTCTGTACGAGCGTATCGGGATATCTACACAGGCATCTGCAGACAGGCCCGTGTTTCAGGAGTGATTGACCCCGTGCTGTTGTGTAATGAGATGCCGGAACTTGCCCCGGTGATTACTGATACCGGGCGTAAAACCTGGGTGAAGTCTTCACTGGAGCACTATGTTGCAGCGTTGCGGCGCAATGCCGCACTGCGCGATGCAGAAAAAACACTGAATGAGGCGCTGCAGAAATTACGTGATGCGCATACCTGTGAAGCAGCTGAAGATGCCCTGAAGGATGCGCAGAACATGATGGTCACACTGTCGACAGGAAAGGGCGTCATTCAGCCGGTACATATTGATGATGTGCTTCCGGAAGTGGTTGAGCGTGTTGAATGCCGGAATCAGGGGCTGGAGAAATCCAGGACGTTGATGACCGGTATTGATGAACTGGACGCAAAAACAGGCGGTATGGAGCCCGGAGACCTGGTATTCATTGCCGCCCGTCCTTCGATGGGGAAAACCGAACTTGCGCTGGACATCATCGACAAGGTGACTGAGCAGGGGCATGGTGTGCTTCTGTTCACCATGGAGATGGCGAACATCCAGATTGGTGAACGTATGGTGTCTGCGGCTGGAGGGATGCCAGTATCACGCCTGAAATCTGTGGCTCACTTTGAAGATGAAGACTGGGCGCGTTTCTCACAAGGGGTGGGGCGGATGACCGGGCGCAATATCTGGATGGTGGACCAGGCGAACCTGACCATTGATGAGATATGCGCAACAACGAAACACCATCTGATTAAACATCCGGAAACGGCGCTGGTGGTGGTTGATTATCTCGGGCTGATAAAAACCCGAACCACGGGGCGTCATGACCTTGCCGTGGGTGAAATCTCAAAGGGGCTTAAAGGCCTGGCAAAATCCGGTGGTTTTCCGTTGATTGCGCTGAGCCAGCTCTCCCGCGGTGTGGAGTCCAGACCCAATAAACGTCCCATGAACTCAGACCTGAAAAATTCCGGAGAAATAGAGGCGGATGCAGACATCATTCTGATGCTTTACAGGGATGAAGTGTACAACCCGGATACACAGGCTACAGGCATAGCAGAAATTAATATCACGAAACAACGTAACGGTTCTCTGGGGACGATTTACCGGCGTTTTTATAACGGACATTTTCTGCCTGTGGACCAGGAAAGCGCACAGGTTCTTTCCACCCCAATGCGGCAGCCCCAGCCGCGCAGATACAGCAATACACGTACCGACAGCAGTAAGATGGAGCGTTTCTTTTGAACAACCAGACAATGACTTTTACCTCTGAACAATTGCGTAAACACGCGCAGGAAATGTTGCGACAGGCGGAACAACTGGAAAAAACAGGTGTAACAAAAGATGCCATTCGTCGGGATATGGTGCCAGCGCTCAGGGAACTGATGCAGGCGAAACATCGCGCACAAAAAGCGGTGGATGAGCTCGTTGATTGTGTGGCAGAGCTGGAAACCAAAGTTGGAAAGTTTGAAAAAATGGTGCAGGAGGTGCTGCGCTGATGCGCCATGAGTTTATTTTACCTTATCCGCCGACGGTGAATACTTACTGGCGACGTCGTGGCAGCACATATTTTGTATCAAAAGTTGGTGAGCGTTATCGCCGTGATGTGACGCTAATTGTTCGCCAGCAGCGGCTGAAATTAAACCTGTCCGGAAGGCTGGCGATAAAGATTATTGCAGAGCCACCGGATAAGCGCCGTCGTGACCTGGACAATATCCTGAAAGCACCACTGGATGCGCTGACGCATGCCGGACTACTCATAGACGACGAGCAGTTTGATGAAATCAATATTGTGCGCGGTCAGCTCGTTCCTGGTGGGCGACTGGGCGTGAAGATTTATGAAATCACAGGTGATAACGATGGCGCGTGATATTCAGCAGGTTATGGAACGGTGGGGGGCTTGGGCTGCAAACACTCATGAAGATGTATCCTGGGCGTCGATCGCTGCTGGTTTTAAAGGGTTAATTCCGTCGAAAGTGAAATCACGCCCTCAGTGTTCTGATGATGATGCAATGATAATTTGTGGCTGTATGGCCCGGTTGAACAAGAAAAATCAGGATTTGCACGATTTGCTGGTGGATTATTACGTAGGTGGAATGACTTTTATGAGTCTGGCACGGAAACATGGGTGTTCGGATACCTGTATTGGCAAGCGCCTGCAGAAAGCGGAAGGGGTTATTGATGGCATGTTGATGATGCTTGATATCCGGCTGGAGATGGACAGATACGTAGAACGAATTATGTAGGTGCTTGACCAGACACATTGTCCGGGGCTATATTCCTCACGCGCCAGCAAAATCTGGCGTCGGGATTGGAACCCCGGATAGAGACCGCGACAGACACACGCCGCGAGCGTGTTTTTTATTGTCGTATGCACGCGCACATCTGAATTATGGTGGGGCGCATGGGGGAGCTGAAAAGCTCGCCGGTCGGTTTCCCGGTAGTTCCAACCCTGTGCGTCTCACCACCCGATGATTGGAACCTGACGGTGTTGACAGTTTCAGGTTTGCAGTTTACATTTCCCCGCGGTGCTCAAAACACCTCGAAAGCGGTATCCACACCCGATAGCCATGTGGTTTTTTTGTGTCCAGAATTCTTGGTTTATGACCGGGTGTGCGGCTAATACAATACCAGCAATGGAAATACGCCCGCCGACTTTCGACGGTTTTGAGCGCCCGGTCACCCTCTCAAAAGGGGTAAATCAAAATATTCGAAAGGACATGTCTATGAATCGCACGTCTATTGAAAAACTCCCGTCACTTACGCATAACCATCTTCCTGTCATGACAACAGAGCTGCTGGCTGATTTGTACGGAACAGAGCGCCAGCGTTTGACAAACAATTTCAATCGAAACAAAGAACGGTTTATAGAAGGTAAACATTTTTTCCTGATAGAAGGTGATGCGTTACGAGAGTTGAAGAACGAAAACTCTTTAAGAGTTTCTGTGAAAATTGCCCGTAACGTTCGCTCCCTCATCCTCTGGACAGAACGTGGCGCAGCCCGTCACGCCAAAATGCTCGAAACCGATCAGGCGTGGGAAGTGTTCGAAAAACTGGAAGACTGTTATTTCAACCAGAAACAGCCACCAGCGGCACAAAACACATCTATCGAAAATGATGGATGCGCATTACTGAGCCACTTCGATAAACACGGTCAGGTTGAGTTCACGGAAAAGGTACCCGCCGATGCGATGGTATGTACTCTGGAACGGTTTAAATTTTATCTGGAGCAACACGGGTGGATCGTTGCCCGTAAAGAGCAACTGGTGGAGCGGTTGATGCGGTTTTAAAAATTTTTTCCGAAAACTTTACGATCGTAAAAAGTTGAATATCCTGTTAAGAGTGGTTACTACGCCACACAGCTTAAACCCGCCGATGAGCGGGTTTTTTTATACCTGAAAAACGGCACAGGACGTTAAACGTGCTGGTGGTCAGATGAGTTTGCAGATGTGATGACATATGGTTATTATTCTGCCTCCGGCCCTTTAGCTCAGTTGGTCAGAGCGAGCGACTCATAATCGCCAGGTCGCTGGTTCAAGTCCAGCAAGGGCCACCAACCACCACTAGCTCATCCGGATAGAGCATCAACCTTCTAAGTTGACGGTGCGAGGTTCGAGTCCTCGGTGGTGGGCCAGCGCCGACTTAGCTCAGCAGGCAGAGCAACTGACTTGTAATCAGTAGGTCACCAGTTCGATTCCGGTAGTCGGCACCATATGCGGGCATCGTATAATGGCTATTACCTCAGCCTTCCAAGCTGATGATGCGGGTTCGATTCCCGCTGCCCGCTCCAGTCAGAGTCTTTCAGTCTGCGATGATGGGAAATCCCGGAGTGACTGAAAGACGTTTAAGTTATGAATGATCGCCTTTTTTTGCAAAATTGCTGTGCAGAAATACTAACCTTCGGGCGTGCGATCATTCATAAGCACTCTGCTTTTATTCCGATTAACTGTGGGTGGTTTGTTGGATAGAGTGTGAGGTGTACTGGCAATAGCGGACACTACCATTTGTTCTTTTTTTAAGCAGCCATCTGATGATATTTTTCCCTGAAGGCTGCCGGGGAGATATTCCCCAGACGAGAGTGAC